AGAATTGAACCACTAAACATTGGTGCAAACAATCCACTAGGTTTAAATATGGAAGAGCAAAGAAGAACTGCTATCAGAAATGTTTTTTATGTAGATCAATTATTAATGCAACAAGGACCACAAATGACAGCAACAGAAGTCATACAAAGAAACGAAGAGAAGATGAGATTGTTGGGTCCAGTATTAGGTAGACTACAATCAGAATTATTGAAACCAATGATTGATAGATGTTTTAATATTTTATTTAGAAGAGAACAGTTTGCTCCTGCACCAGAATTTTTATCCGGTCAAGACATAGAAATAGAATATGTTTCTCCTCTTGCTAAAGCACAAAAATCTTCAGAGCTTTCATCAATCACTAGAGGTATAGAAATATTAGGATCACTTGCTAATGTAGCTCCAGTATTTGATTATATTAATTTTGATGCGTTAGTTAAACATGTTGCTGATCTTGTAGGAGTTCCTCAAAAAGTTTTAAAACTACAATCACAAGTTAATTCAGAAAGAGAACAAGCAGCACAACAACAACAACAAATGGCACAGATGCAACAACTGCAACAAGTAGCCAAAGCAGGAGGAGATATAGCACCACTAGCGAAAGCATTGCCAGAAGAAGCAAGAGCTGTAGCAAATTCTGAAGTGGAATAGTATGGAAACAAAACAACTGGAAAAATTTTTAAAGGGTTTACAAACAAACTANAAAACAATATTCAATACAGACGAAGGCAAAGAAGTCTTAGCTGATCTTGAAAAAAGATGTCANTATCATTCTACCACNAATGTAAAAGGTGATAGCCATGAGAGTGCATATATGGAAGGACAACGTAGTGTCATTCTATTTATTAAATCAATGCTACGAGAAAATAAGGAAACATAAAAATGTCAAATGAACAGATAACACAAGAAACTGTGCCTGTAGATCAAGCGACTACAGAAACACAACCACAAGCAACTCAAGCAACTGTTGCCAAAGCAGATACACCTGCACCGCAACCAACTGAATCAAATTGGAAAGATTCTATTAGCGAAGAATATAGAAANGATCCNAANATTGAANAATTTACAGAGATAGATGCGTTAGCAAAAAGCTATATCAATGCAACAAGAATGATTGGTCAAGATAAAATATCTGTACCTAATAAAAATTCTACAGAAGAAGTATGGGAAGAAGCCTATGCAAAACTTGGTAGACCCGAAACACCGGACCAATATAATTTAGATATTAAATCTGATGTAGTTCAAATGGATGATAGCGCAATCAAATCTTTTGCCGAACAATCTCATAAGCTAGGTTTAAATAATAAACAGGCTGAAGGTATCTTAGAATTTTATAAAAATAATATGGAAGGCATTGCACAACAATCAAAGATAGATACTGAAACTGCACAAGCTCAAGCAGAGCAAGAGCTAAGACAAGAATGGGGTAGAGACTTTGATGCAAAAGTAAAACAAGCTGGTGCGATTGCTAAAGCAAATATTAATCCAGAAATATTAGATATGACTTTATCAAATGGTACTAGACTTGGTGATCATCCAGAAATAATCAAAGGCTTTGCAAAGATAGCAAGTATGATGTCAGAGGATAAAATGGTTACAACTGAAAGCGAAAGTGTTAATTCAGTTTCAGATATTGAAACAGAAATATCATCTATTACTAATGATATGAATGGTCCATATTGGAACAAGTCTCATCCAGATCACGACAAAGTTGTTCAACAAGTTTATACTTTGAGAGAGATGCTGACCAATGGAAAATAATCATTTAAACAATGAAGAACTTAAACTAGAAATATTAAGGATCGTAAAAGAGAATGGTACAGAGTTTCAAAAAAATGATCCCTTGCCAATCTGCGAAAATTATTATAAATGGATTAAAAGTAAGACAATTCTTAAAAAGAACCTTACTGGCAAGAAGGAATAGACTTCTAGTCTAAAAGACTTTAAATCCAAGAGATGCCTACGCAGGTGGATAACTTCTCTGATTGTTTAATATAAATCACAACAATGGGAGACTAATATGTCATCACAAATAACTACAGCATTTGTACAGCAGTATTCTGCTAACATTCAAATGCTATCTCAACAAATGGGATCGTTATTAAGAGACAAAGTACGTCTGGAATCTGTTGTCGGAAAAAATGCTTTCTTCGATCAAGTAGGAAGTGTAACTGCTATTTTAAAAACTAGCAGACATTCTGACACTCCACAAATCGATACTCCACATGCAAGACGAAGAGTATCTCTTGCGGATTACGAATTTGCGGATTTAATAGATTCACAAGATAAAGTACGTCTTTTAATAGACCCAACTTCATCTTACGCTCAAGCTGCTGCTATGGCAATGGGTAGAGCTATGGATGACGTGGTAATCAGTGCCGCTACAGGAACTGCATTTACTGGCGAAACAGGTTCGACTTCAACTATACTACCTTCTACACAGAAGATTACAGAAAGTGGAACTGCTGGTTTAACTATTGCGAAGTTAAGAACTGCAAAAGAAAAGTTCGACTTAGCAAGTGTGGATCCATCAATCGCTAGATTTATCGTGGTATCACCTAGACAAATCACTGATCTATTAGGAACAACTGAAGTAACAAGTTCAGATTTTAACACTGTTAAAGCATTAGCAAATGGTGAAATCAACTCGTTCTTAGGTTTTAACTTTATAGTATCTAACAGACTATCTATTGCATCTTCTAAAAGATCATGTATCGCGTTTGCACAAGATGGTATTACATTAGCAGTTGGTAAAGATGTTTCAGCTAGAATTGACGAAAGAGCTGATAAATCTTATGCTACTCAAGTGTACTACTGCATGAGCATTGGCGCTACTAGAATGGAAGAAGAAAAAGTAGTAGAAGTTCAAGCACACGAAGCGTAATAAAGGAGGATAAAATATTATGGCAAATTCAATTCAACAAGCAAAAATTGCTGCTACTCCTTCTGAAAAAGTAAAGACTAACGAACTCGCAGGTAGAGTTAGAGTAGCCTTTGCTGAATACGAAGCGAGTGCAGAACAATCTACTATTCACATGTTTAGTTTACCAAATGGAGCTAGAATTCTTGGTGGTAGACTTGCACATGATGCGCTAGGTACATCAACTACATTATCAGTTGGACACAATGCTTATGTTGATTCTTCAGGATCAACTGTGGCGGCTGATGTTGATGAGTTCAAAGCGGCTGCATCTTCTGCATCAGCAGGAGCTGTTAATGTTGCTAATACTATTGCATTAGGTGAAAACTCAGTTGTGAACGCTGATAAAGATGGTTTACCAGTTTCTGTAACTTTAGCAGGAGCTGATGGAACTAACACTATTCAGTTGCACATGACTTATGTTGTAGACTAATAAATACTTTAGATGGGGGAGCAATCCCCCATCTTGTTATGAAACAAATAAAAGATTTAAAAACTGTATTACATTTTAAAAAAAATAATTATGTATACAGATATGTTTTGGTAGACAGATTCAAACATGGTCCTAAGTATCATTATGGATTTGATACAAAAGAAGAGAAAACAGAAGAAGAAATATTTGCGTTAGAAAAAGATAGACAAATAAGACGTAAGTATATTATAAGGAAGTAGTATGGCATCAACAGTAGACATTTGTAATGGAGCATTAAACCAACTTGGTGCAACAACTATTTTATCACTTACAGAAGATTCAAAAAATGCTAGACTTTGCAACTCAAGATATACTCAAGTAAGAGATGCAGTATTTAGATCACATCCTTGGAACTGTTTACAGCAAAGAGTAGAGTTAGCACAATCTACTATAACTCCTGCATGGGGTTACAGTTTTAAATATGATCTACCCGGTGATTGTTTAAGATTACTTAGAATATTAGATTATGATTCAAATCATAAAGTAGAAGGTAGATCAATATTATCTAATAACTCTTCAATGAAGATATTGTATATCTCAAGAGTTACAGATCCAAATCAATATGATGAAAATTTAAGAGAAACATTATCAGCAGCACTAGCTGCAGATATAGCTTATGCTATTACATCTAACAATACCACACAACAAAACATGATTGCTCTTTACCAAGAAAAATTAAAAGATGCTAGGTTTGTAGATTCAACAGAAGGATATAATACTACTCAAGAAAATGGAATGGCAGATGTTATAGATGCTGGTACATTTATAAACGCAAGGTTCTAATACATGGCTAGAGTAGCTGCACAACTTTCAAATTTTACAGCGGGTGAATTATCACCAAGATTAGATGGTAGAAATGATTTAGCAAAATATTCTGCAGGTTGCGCAACTGTAGAGAATATGGTTATCTATCCACATGGNGCTGCAGCTCGTAGACCCGGCACAACTTTTATTGCTGAAGTAAAATCAAGTTCTGCTAAAACAAGATTAATACCTTTTGAATTTTCNACNACACAAACTTATATTTTAGAATTAGGTAATCAGTACATGAGATTCTATAGAGATAATGGTCAGATACTATCTGGCGGATCTCCTTTTGAAATATCTACACCATATCTTACTGCAGAACTTTTTGATATTAAGTTTGCACAATCTGCTGACGTGATGTACATCACACATCCTAATCATCAAACTAGAAAGCTGTCAAGAACAGGTCATACCTCTTGGACATTAACAGTAGTGGATTTTACTAATGGTCCATATTTAGATACCAACACATCAACTACAACAATTACAGCTTCAGCACATACAGTAGGAACTGGTAGAACTTTTACTGCTAGTGCTAGTACATTTGTTTCAACAGATGTTGATAGATTAATTAGATTTAGA